AACCTTGGCCGCGATCCTGAACTTAAAACAACTGATCAGTCTCAAGTTGCTTCATTCTCTGTTGGTGTCCGCACCGGCAAAGACGAAACCACATGGGTTAATTGTTCTGTCTGGGGCAAACGCGCAGACACTGTAATGACTTACTTTAAAAGAGGCAGCAAAGTGACCCTTACGGGGTCCGGCAAACTTCGTACTTACGAAAAGAAGGATGGATCACCTGGCAGCAGCCTTGAAATGAACGTCACTGATTTCACTCTCCCCGCCCGAGAAGAAGGAGCAACATTTGCCGCCCCCAGCCTTGGGGAGGATGTTCCATTCTGATTGACTGATAGGGCCTCGGCCCTTTTTTTTTGCCATGACTGACGAATCCCGTTACCTCAACGAACTGTCTAGGTTCCCGCTGCTAACCGCAAGCCAAGAAATCCAGCTAGGCAGGCAGGTGAAAAAATATGTCGAACTTAAGGGCTTGCCTAAAGATCAACTGGATGACATCCAGAAACGACAGATTAAGACTGGTCTTAGGGCTAAGGAAAAGCTAATCAAAAGCAATATGAAGCTAGTGGCAAGTGTTGCAAGAAAAATGTTAGCCAAGGCAAACCCCAAGACCCTGACTTTTTCTGATTTGCTGCAAGAAGGAGCGATTGGGTTGAGTAGAGCCGCAGAACTGTTTGATCCTGAAAGAGGCTATAAATTCAGCACATACTCATATTGGTGGATTCGGCAATCTATCAGCCGTGCAATATATGGAACTGACAGGATGATTCGCGTGCCTGACTCAATGCTGAATCGATTCATAAAAGCACAAAGGATCTTGAAAGATTTTCACTTTGAGCATGGGCATTCACCTTCTACTGAGCAAATCACCGAGCTGACAGGATTACAGCCGGGTGATTTTCAGTTAATGGCGCAGTCATATCATCATAAATCGTCTGATGATCCGATTTTTGGGAACGATCAAGGGGTATCAATTATTGAAGCATTTTCTAGCGATAATCCTAGAGCTGGAGATTGCTTCGAGACAGACCTAGAAGTAAACGAGCAAATCGAAAAAATACGCGCTGCAATGCTAAGGCTTGACGATGAAAGTCAGCAAATAATACGCGATCATTTCGGCCTAGATAATGGCAAAGAAAAGAATCTTTCCCAGCTTGCGAAAGAAAAAGGAACCTGTAGGGAGAGCATTAGACTGAAAAAAGACAAGGCGTTGATAAAGCTCAAAAGTTACATCAATTTCAGCTGTTGAAATCTTCTAGTTTTATTTCTAGATTTAAAATGTGTTCAACAGCTTGAAGCATCACTTGCTCTTTTGCCGCCAATGTTCTGATCAGTTGGCTGCAAAGCACCCTGACTTCTGCCTCAGTGCCTTGGGTCAAAACAGATCGTGCATGACGTTCAACGTCTATCTGTTTCTCTAGGCTTATTGATGGCACTAGCCAATGCGCAAACGCCATACTTTTCCTGCATTTCAATCATGGTAGGGAGCACACCGCCGATCATGCAACAGGTTGAGACCACGACTGGCACGATCTGGCGGGTCACGTTTGCAGGGATCACACGGGAGCATCGTCAACGATGGCAGGCTGAAATTTATTACGAGCAGGCAATAGCCGCTTACAACGGAATGCTCAAGTGATCCAGCGCTCAACCCTGGCCTCACGTTCGGCTGACCAAAACGGCTGAGACCTGAACCACTCACGCCACGGCTGAGCCCCCTTCTTCCCGTTGCATCGCGAACAGCAGGCTACAAGGTTTCCGGGGATTGTCTGGCCTCCTGTCGCCTTGGGTTTCACATGATCTAACGTCGTGTTGCCTGCCGCCAGCTCACCGCCGCAATATGCACACCTGTGATCAAACGCTCCGAGGATGCTGCGCCTAAACCGGGCCTGAGCTGATTTTTTGGGGACCAGCTCGGCGCCATCGATGAACACTCAGTAATCCCAGCGGACCCATAACCCCCCTTCTCTGCGCCCTAAATGTACGAACCCCCTTGATGCGGCACGGCCAACGCTATGAGGCCAATGCTCCTCGCAGTACGCTTGAACCGCCCAGATGTCAGCATCCTGCACGTAGAAATCGACGGCCCCAACGCCCTTTCCATCAAAGAGGTGCTCGCTGCGGAATGCACCGCCAACCTCGCGATTAATCGCCGGGGGCCTGTAGCCAGACGTGATGATGATCGGCTTGTTCCCAAACTTGACGCGGGCACGCTCTAGGAACGCCGCCAGCTCTGCGGCCATATCAACCTGATATTGGTGCTCAAAACGCCTGGCCTCTTGACCCAGCGCAAATTCACCCAGCGTGATGTGTGGGGTCAGCCGGGTGCTGAACGGTGACTCAGGCCGGATTGTTGCAGGTTCTGGCGCTGCAGCTTGCTCACCGGCCCATAACTGGCCCTCAGCCGCCCGTCTACGGGTTAGGCCAGCCTCAAAATTACTGCCAGGATTGCAGTAGAGCAGCAACGCCTCCGGCACGCTCTTATAGGTGCGTTCGCGCAAGCACCGGCTAATCGTCTCAAATCCTTGCTGGCCGTAAAAATAGCTCCCCACGTTGTATGCAAATGAGATCAGCCCCGATTGCTGATGCTCCGTCATTGCTGGCCAGTAGGGGATTGACCCGGCCAATGCCGAGACAATGCCATCGATTGTTTTTTGCAAAAGCACATCCCCATCCTCCTGGCTGATCCGATCACCAGGAACGACAGGTGAGCCATCAGCCTTTGTCGTATTTCCCCAACCCAGCGACCACACCCCAGCGGGGCAGAGGTACGCATCAGGGTGGAACCCTTCAAATCGTTTTATGAGTTCAATCCCAGCTTGATAGCCGCGCTGTTTGCCTGATTGGCTCCATGTCGCAAACCATCCCCGATCGCGACGCATCGCGATTTCATAGCCGTTTTTGCTTAGATCCGCTTCTAGCTCCTGAATTGCTGCGGCCTGATGCGGCAAGGCTTTGTAATACCTGAAAAGCTGCTCAAGGCTGATCGGTTTGCTGTTCGTCATGCCAGGGCGATTTGATGTGTAGATCGTCGATTTGGACTGGTGGTGGCATTGCCGGCGGCTGGGATTTGTGCCACAGCTCAACCTCAGCGTCAATCCGTGGCTTTAGCGTTGCCTCGAATTTTCGGCGCTGAATCTCTCGTCTTACGCCTTCAAGCGGTGATCGCGTCGAGAACCTAAGCAGCCACCGCCCGTCGGCGGGGATCAGCTCTTTTTTGCCTTTAGCGCATCCAAGACCTGAAAAATAAGCTGCAAAACAGAATTTGATTTCAGCGCTGGTGACAACGCGATAACTTCAGATGCAGCCGCAACGATGATCCATGTGATCGGTGACGTCAGGATTTCTTCCATGCTGTTCGGCAATTGGGCTGTGAACTAATCCTAATGCCCACGGGATTCGAGAGCCGTGATTCTGTTCCCCTGCTCGTTCAACAGCTTATAGATCCCAGCGCGATCGGCCTTCATGTCTTGGTGTAGTGAATCCAATCGCTCACCAATCGATTCAACGGCAACAGTTAGCCTCACTGCCTCTTCCCGGTTATCGCGGCTGCGGCTGCTCAAGCCTGACGCGGTAACGCCTGCAATTCCGATTATTGCGCCGACGGCTGCGGCAACGATTTCAATCAAGGCCCTGCAACCGCTTCAAGGTCATTTTAGTGGGTCCGGCCTGCCGTCCACAATGGCGCAAGCTCTGCGGTAAAAAAACGAATCGGTCTTCTTGGCTTTTTCAAGCGCATCTTTAATCTTGACCCAATTCAAATAGGTGCGACGGTCCATCTGTTATGTGGCGATTATTCCCAGCGCTCGCAATGCTGCCAGCGCTGATTCAAGCTTCGCCTCGATCTCTCCGCAATACTCCAGCAGCTCTGCATTTGTTGGCGCTGCAGCGTCGGCAATTGTCACTGATCCGTCTGGTGTCGGTAGCGTGCCGCTAGTCGCCGCAACTGTTAGGTCTGCAATTGCTGCCGGTTGAGCAGCAGGTGCTGTGCCAAACAACCCGATAGACGCGCCACTGACCTGCAGCTGAGTGGTGAGCGTGCCAGCTGTTTGCGTTTTCAGTTGTATAGATCCTGATTCTGAGCCATCTACAGGGGATGAAACGCTCCCCTCAATCGCTGCATAGTCAACGTCAGCAGGGCTCGCATTATCGTTTTTTGCCCTGTAGAACAACGTGCTGATTTTGTCATTTGCAACGCTTGCGGCTCCATTCCTGGTGTGGTAAAGCGTCACATCAGCGCCGGATGCTGCATCAACTGCATTGCATTCAACCTGCAACGCCGTTGAAGTGATTCCCGTCGTTAGGTGGAGCGGATACTCAGGATCTAATTCATGGATGCCAACATTGAAGCCATCAATCCGCACGCGGCTCGCGACAGTACCAGCTGATGACGTCATCAGGTCTAAAACGCCGTCTTCCGCTGTATCGGTTGTTGCCTTGATTTCTGCTCTTACGCTTGCATATTCAGCTGTATTGCCGCCTGAATCCTTGCCTCTAAATTCAATATTGCCAATGTTATCGTTTGCGGCTGGTGATGCTGAATTGCGATAAAGCACAACGTCAGGGGCTGTATCTCCGCCCGTATCGTTGTTCTCAATGATCACCTGATCAGTTGTATCACTGCCAAAAACATGAAGCTGCGCCGCTGGCGTTCCTGCACCTAGTTGAAACCCAGCGCTTGTAATTGCAGCAACAAAACTTGAATTTATTGACAAGCCGATTTCGTTTTGGGCGACTCTATACAGCCCAGTTACACCGCCATCACTCAGCCAACCCAAGGCAGGTGCACTTGCACTGCCATTAGGAAGACTGCGGAATGCTTGGCCAAAAGTAAGCGTTTTGTTTTTGTTGACGTTTGCCGCTTCTGATATATCAACAACCGGGATTAGGTCACCAGTTGCAGGGCTCGTCAGTGACGTTAATTCTGTGATTTTACGGTCAGCCATTGATCAAGCCTCCAAAGCGTCAACGCGAGACGTTAGTGTCTCGATCTGGCTGATTGCGTCTTGCAATGCTGCGGTGAGTAATGGGACCAGCTTTGAATGATCAATGCCTTGATAGACAGGCTCTCCGTTGTCGTCGATTCCGTCTTTAGCGCCGGTTACAGACTCAGGGACAACCTCTTGAGCTTCATGAGCCATAAAGCCGTCGACAACAATTGACGGCTCTTGAATGAAATTAAATCGTTTAGGCTTTAATTGCTTAACTCTATCGATGGCATCATCAATCTCAACGATATTTTCTTTTAGCCGATAGTCAGAGCTTGTGTTGTAAACGACAGAAGTCGTCGTTACGTCAATTCCTCCTTTAGCTACAGATTGATAGCGGACGGCAAAAACGGTGCCTGTTGTATTTCGGTTTACAAAAATTGGCACGGTTGCATCGTTGCTCACGTAAAGACTTGGACCGTTTGCAGTTTTTTCAAATGATGCGCCTACGACCGTATTATTTTTACCTGGAGTGATTACGCTTGTGCCGCAAAACAAAATATCACCATCACCTCCCAGCGTTAAAACTTCATTGACTGCGGAACCGCCGTTAGTAAAAAATACAAGCCTGCCTTTTTGGTCGTCGCTAGCCCCGCCGGAACTGTCCCCTTGATGGAAGGCCCCAATTTCGGCCATCGTAGAAATCTCGCCGCCAGACTGTTCACCCTCAAATATGACTTTGCTTTCTCGCCCTCCATCATTATCCTCCTGAGTGCTGTTTCTAATGGTTACATAAGGCGCTTCGCTGACTATCTCAACAAGCGTCCCAGGGTCACTGACACCAATCCCCACCCTGTCGGTGCTCGCGTCCGTGCATAAAAGAGCTGAATTGTTTTGCCCTTCAATCCTCACATCAAGATTATTGCCCCCTTCATTGATGACAACATTGCTTGAGCTTGCCGTCACCACGTCGTCACCAGCAGCGACAAATTTCAGCTGATTCGCGCCTCCCCTCGTCAGTCCGGTGTCAGTATCTGCCGCAAACGCCAGCGCCGGAGCCGCTGAGCTGCCGTCTTTCAGCAGCCTGCCACCGTCAAGCGTGCCGATCGTTATCCATGCTGAGTTGGCTGTATTGCGCCGTTTAATCAGGCTGTTTGCCGTGTCAACCCACCACATGAAAGCAAATGTGGGATTGGGCTCGGTTGCGCTGCTGTTGTTGCTGACGATTGCCTGCAGGGTTGCATTCAAATCAGCTCTAAATGCCGCGCCTGAAGCGTTGGCTAAAACGTAATCTGAAGTTGCCATTTAAGTTTCTGCGGTTCCGAACCCGGTTGCCTGGTACTGAAAATTACGGTCAATCGCTACGTTGTTGAAGTTTTTGAACGTAATCGTGAACTGACTGGCGCTGGGGGATGTGATCTCATAATAATCCCCCGCCGCTAGGTTTGATGCCGTGATGCCAATGCCAGGTGCCTGATAAAACGCTTTTGCAAACGTCACCACCTTGGCCCCTGCCCCGCTTGCGATTGTTGCGCTGCTTTCTGTACGTGATTCAAGCTGAACGGTGAAACCAAGCTCATCGACAATCGGAGTCTGATCGCTGGCGAACGTTTGCAGGTTTGTCCTAAATTGAAACTGCCTGCCGGTGTAGCGGCCTGATTCCATTGGCGTCCATGCGCCGAAATCTATATCTGATTCTGTCTCGATCTTGTCGCCGTCCTCTAGCAACAAAAAATCGCCGTCCTCTAAAAGGAAAAACTGATCAACAGTGGCCTGATTGCTCGTCCTGAAAAACAGATCTGCGCTGGTGTTGTCGGCCAAATCTCCGTCAACATCTGACCACCTATCAATAAATTCTGTCCTGTCATCGATCAAGGCGTCAGGATAGATTCCTCTTGTGGTCAGCTTTCTCTCAAAAAGTACGCTGAAAACTCCGCCGAGATCAAGCACGTTCTCAAAGTAATATTCACCGCTTGGTAGGCGATCACCGAAAATAACAATTAGTGAAAGGTCATCAACGGATGACAGCTCGTCAAAATCAACAACATCATCGACAGTTGAAACCGTACTGAGGGTTGAAGCGCCACCTAAAACCAGGCCGTCAAGATCGCTGTCATAAAAAACACCGTCTTTCACTCCTTTGAATGGTGGCGAGTCTTGATCTTCTCTTCTCGTCTGAATGTCAAGCCTGGGGATAGGCGCCGGTAGGCTGATGACTGCTGATTTTGCGTTTGCGCTGCGCTGGCCAAATTCGCTTTCAAACTTGACCAGATATTCACCTTCAATCAGCGGCAAACTGGCGTAATTCGTCCTGGCCTCAACTTTTCTTAGCAGCGTGCTATTTGGCCATGTGGCTGCGCCATCGGTCTGGGATGCCTGCCTGATCAGCGCGATGAACTTATCTGTATTCAGCGCGGTTTGAGGTATTGCCCACCTAAGCACAACTTGATCACTTCCAGACGCTTGAATTGTCACGTCCTCCGGGTCTGGCGGCAAAACAGTGACACCCGCCTGGCCAGGCTCGATTTCAACAACTGGCACCGTAAACCGCCCAGTCACATAGGGCGAGCGCTTCCGCAGTGGAGCAACGCCAACGCCTCTCACCCTCACCGTAAGCTGAGTGCCGACACTCAACCCATTGATTTCTAAAAATACGTTGGACGTTGAGACAGCTGTGTAATTCCCATCGCCGAGCTTGTACTCCAGCTCAAAATCAACAGTCTGGCCAGTTGAGCCGCGAGACCATGAAACAACGGCTTGATTGGTTGTTTCGCTATTGATTTGAATTTGACGGGCTGAAATATTTAAGTTTGTAGGCTTTGCTGGTGTTTCATTTAATAGTGTTATTGGCTCAAATTCCAGTTTCCCGCCGCTGTCAGCGGCTGAATAGATGCTGTCGTTGCTTTCAACGCCTGTGATTCCAAATTGACCATCACCGTTGTCAGAAACTGAAAGACATCTGAATTTTTGCTCTTTGATGTTGCTCGCGCTGATCGACCATATTGACTGCAACAATGGCGCAGCGCTAAAAGCCTGCACATTCACTACTGAACCCGCTACAGAGAGGATTGGCCGCGTCTCAACCGATCCATCTGGCAATGTGCATGTCAGCCGGTCATTCCCTCCGCCTGCCAATGCTGCGGTCTGGTCAAGCGTGATTGCAGACGTTGTTGCTGCGCTAACTCGTCCAGCAAGGCGCACGCCTTGCCGCATTTCGTCCGCTACGGCGAAGATCTGACCGGGGAACACGATCGCGCCCTGCAGCCCTGTAGCAAAGGTCACGACCTCGCCGTCGATCTCCTCAGACAAAAGCGCCCACCGCCCCAGCCGTTGCGCTTGAAACTTTGAGGTAACGCCAAAACCCACCAACTCCCTCACCTGATAGCCGTATTTGCTTATCAGCTCCGCATCTTCAACTACAACAACATTTGACTTGAAGAAGTTTGCGGGGTCGTTATACCTAACCCTAATTGATGTACTCCTGGTTTTTAGTGATGTTCCTGAATAAGAGAACGCCCCGTTGATAACGTTGCTATTTGTATAAAGATGCACAGCTGAAAGGCTGCTGCCGTCTAAATTCCCGTGATCGGCTGTCGCTTGAATCGTGTTTGCCTGCCAATACAACATCCCCCTGAACACACTGGCTAGATCCTGCAAAACGTTGAACGCTTCAGCCCTACTGGCTATCACGGTGTTGCAGGCAAAACGCGGCTCTTGTGTGCCGTCTGGGTTTGTAACCAACTGATTTGAATACTGGCTCAATGGGTACAAATCAACCCAGCTCAGGTTTGACGCATCTACAAAATCACCGGCCCCATATCTGCTGTTTGTGGCCATGTCGTACCAGCAGCACACGGGGCAGGTTGTCCAAGCTTTCTTGAGGCTGCCATCAAATGCCCCATCAAACCCCAGGCTTCCGTCAGCACGAACAAATGAATTTGATGGGACTTCAACGATCCGGCCTCTGATCTTGTAAGCCCTAGTCGGCAAGCTTTTGAACTGCTGCGTAGAGATCGAAAGACCAGCAACCGCGCAAAATGGATATGCTGTTCTAAGAGATTGAAGCTCGATCAAGCTGGTCCAAAATATCTGGTTGCCCCTGCCGTTTGCAATTGGGATGTCTTGATCAATATCAGTAAAGTTTTGAAATTTAACCTCAAAGTGATTTTCGCCGAGGTTCACTTTTCTCACTCGGATATTCCACGGGCCTTGACCGCTCAGGTTGATTCGTGGTGACTTAAGTTGATAGTCACTCACCGCAATGCCTGTAATCGTCCTGTTATAAACAGTATTGAATGCTTCACCTTGGGCTTGTACGTCGATTGCAATTTGGATGCTGCCGTTAAAAAGCTGTCCTTTCGCTAGCCCTTCCTGGGCTGTTGAAAACATCCGAGGGATGGAAAGCAACAGCTCAAACGATTCAACGTCTGTATCTGTGATTTGCCTCGTGACTTGACCGGCCCCGTAATCCCTGGCTATGACTTTGTTTTCATCGCTTAATGTTTCGCTGTAGTTTTGACCAATCTCAATGTTTACATCATTAACCGTTGAAGTGCCGTCCTTCCCCTGCTCTAGCTGGCTTTGTGTTCTGCCTCCGGGCTTGAAATCGTAGGAGACGTCCTCAGGTGCAAAATTCCGGTCTGTTCCTGTCCTGATCGCAGTCTCTTCTAAGAAGATCCCTTCATCGCATCCGACCAGGCCAGCGATAGGCCCTTCACAAAGAAGATCAACAACGCGAATAACTGAAGTGGAGTTTAATGCCATTACGCTTTATTTTGGCTGTCGTCTTTGAATCGATTGTATCCGTTCATTGCAACCTTTAAATCACAAAATTCATTCGCCCTGAAATCAATTATTTTCACTCTGGTATCAACCCCCTTGTTATCTTCGATTGGCGCGTATTTAATATAATTCATCCATCTATACCTTTGCCCACGTAAAAGCAAACCTTGAACAGTACCCCTAAGAGTTGCGGTTACAGGGTCAGGGCCTGAAACTTTAGTCGTAACTTCAATTTCATAAGTGATAAAGCCATCTACGAAGCTTGAGTCTTCTCCACTCACACGGTCAAATAATCCGTCCTGAAGTTCAAAAAACACTTGATAATTATCAGCCCTGTCATCGTCTTCCCCGTCAACTTCGTCTAGTTTTATTACGTTACCTTGCTGCAGCGTCAAAAACTTTTGGGATGAATTGCCATCTGAAAATTTCACTTGATCATATTCCCACCTTCTGCATCTAATGCCAGACGCTTCAGTTTTGCTAAATCCAATCTTTTCGCCACCGAAAAGAATGGTTTCAGGCCCTGGCGTCTTGATCACATTCCGTAATGGATCAGACTCATCTGTCACATCTACATTCGCTGAGAGCAGCTGAGAGCCGATCAGAACCTCTCCATAGGCGACCGGAATCGTCGCGCCAACCCCAACGGTGTTAGCTGCTCCGGTGTAGGCGTACGACTGGCGGCCATCTGTGCCACGGGTGACGGATTGCGGGCCATCTGTTGACAGGCTGTCACCACTGCCCAATCGATTAGAGCCCAGGTTGCCAATTGTTGGCTGAGGCGAAAGGAGCTGCGAGACACCGCCGAGGATCAGACTGGCGCCGATTGCGCCGATTGCGGTAGAAGCGGATGCGATAGCTCCGCCTAGAAGCCCCGCGCCACCCGCGCCAAGACCAGCCCCTAAGCCAAGAAAACCAGCGCCAGCGCCTGCGGTCAAAATCGCAAAAGCGACCAGACCCACCCCCGCCAAAATCGTTCCAGTTCCACCGCCACTGCCTGCGATCACAGGAGCGACGATCAAATCATGCTGCCCTATCGGCAGGCGCAAGTCTGGATAATCTAGATCGGTCTCCGCTTGAATCACTCGGTATCCAATCCCGTGCTCATGGGCCGTGATCAGCTCGCGCTGTAGCTCAGGATGATTAATACAAAGTAATTTTATCGCTTCTGCAGGTGTCCTCAGATTTGTGTATTTGTGCTCAACGCCATAACGCTGGCCTAGATCACCCAGCAACCTGACGGTCTGAATCATGCCTGAAGACCGCCGCGACTCTGCTCACATAATACTGACGCAATGGTTCAACAGCACTAAGCGAATCTTGCCGCTGATGCAGGATCCTCTCATCGTCCAGCAATATCGCCGCGTGCATTGGCGCCATAGTACCCAGACGCATGATCAAGACATCACCGGGCCTACGCCGCTCAAATTCAACCTGAACGAACCCACAGGCTTCGGCTTCTGCCACGAAAATACTCTCACAGCGTTCTAGGTCGTCAGGTCGATCAAAATCAGGGATGATCACGCCCTTTAAGCTGAACCACTCGCGAACCAACGAGAAGCAATCGTTTTGGCCGTAGTCCCACTGTCTACCGGTCAGGGATTGATAGTTGACCATTGCTCATCTGGTATTGAGTAGATGTGCCACGGTAGGCGAGTCCCACGGCAGGCCAACAGATCTGCAGCGCTGGCAGGCCCTCCCATTGGGTGTGAGTGCAAAACCGCTGTCACGGCCCCCCGCAAGGCAGCTACTGCAAAGTCTTTGGGGTCCATTACAAAGTCTTGCTCAGGGTCATCAGCGATATTTCGACACGGCCAAAATTTGCCGCTACAGACCACACCGCAAGCCTCTAACGGGGCAACGATCGCAGCGTAAGTCTCGAAATCATGTTTGCAATCTGGCGGCAGGGAATCCGCCAAACGGCAACAAGCCGCTTGGGAAGCGTAATGCACAGCTTTCATACTTCTTCGCGCATTGATCATTTGCCTCATCCGTAGGGTTGTTGTTTAAGTCAAAGTATCTTTTTTCTGCATAGCCACATTCAACGCCTCGATATTTCCATTGACAATGTTCAACAACTTGCCGTCGAGGTAGCCCAAGATTTGTCAGGTCTAGCTTGCTTGTCAGCTCAAATTCAACTAGCTCAGGGTTTTCGCTTGCTACTCGATCGATATACCAGATTTCATCCTCAAACTTTGCGCTAGGGTCTGCCGTTGCATTGCCTGCTGAGAAATTGACAGCATCAAGGAATTTCTTGCATGTTCTGATCCTTGTGACCTTTCCTTGCAACGGGTTGCAAAGCGCCAATAATGCTGAAATAGAGCTGTTGGCGTTTGCGACCCTAAAGGTAGGTCGAGGGATTGCGCCTTTGCTCGTCACATCAAAGCCTTCAACCTCTACCGGCACAGCCTGATAAGTCAGGCCGTTGAAGAC